ATAGATGCAAAACGGCATTTCTTTAAATGTAGGGGGTCATTTCAAAAAATGTTGCTGTTTTGTTGCAACAAAAAACAAACTGTTGCTGACGCAAGCTAACTTCGCTTTAAATGGCATTACATTCAAAAAAAGACTTCGCAGAAACGGTCGGCCTCAAGACCAACGCCCTGGCGGTTTATATTAAACGCAAAAAAATAATCCTGAGCGGAGACTACATTGATGATTCACTTGCAACAAATCGCGATTTTATCGAAAAGCGAGCCAGGGTATTACTTAAAAACGAAGTAAAAGGTCGGCCAGCAACAAGAGAACCACAAGCGCCAAACGTTAAACCACCCCAAACACCAAAGCCACCAGTTCCAAATGTTGAAGAAGCAGAAGAAGAGGGCGGGAGTTTATTTCAAAAGATTGAGCGGTTAAAGGCCGCAAAACTTCGGGAAGAGATTGAGCTTTTAAAAATCAAAAAGCACAAACTGAACGCGGAGTTAATCCCGACAGAGTTGGTTAAACCCTTGTTCATGCAGTTTTCAAAGTCTTTGACAACAGCGTATCAAAACGAACTTGATTCTATGTTAATGGAGATCGCACACAAAACAAAGCTTTCAAACAAAGACCGAGCATACTTTAAAAAGAGGGTGATTGAAGTTATTAATCAATCAAATAAAGAGGGCGTTGAGGATACAAAAAAGAACATAAAACACATCGCTGACCAATACGCAGAAGTTAGAGGGAGAGGTGAATCTAAATAGTTTCACAATGAAAAACCGAGGATTTAGATGTAATTTTCGGCATGAGCTTACAACAGTTCCTTCGAAATAAGATAAGAAAGAAACACCAGAATGAAAAAAGATAGTGATTATAAAAAAGTTATTTATGGACTTGAGCACCATGTAGGCTGGGATAAAGAAGTTATTGATTCGTTTTCACGAACGGAAAAAACGCTGATTGACTCAGTTATAAAGGTGACAAAGTATAAAATCGGCCTGGTTGATATAAGTAAAAAAGCTTACTTAGTATGGGTCAAGCCTTACAGAAAGACTATTGTGTTGGCTGATAGCGTTTCGGATGTTATTGAAAAACTAAACAAACAGGGGATATTAGAACACGAATATAAAATCGTTGACTCGGTGGGATATGAAATAATATATTAAAATAATTACACCTTTTCTTGCACATATGTAAAATGTGTGTATATTCGCTTCAACAAAACAAAAGATGCAAAATTTATAAAAACAGCATACAAAATTAGGGTGGTTGAAAGATAACTCGTATTTTGTTGAATGTGAAACAGAAAAAAAATCAAACGACCTAAAAGAATAAGTAAAACAAACACCAATGAAAAAGGCATTAATAATATTCGCGACTTTAGCTTTTATAAGCTGCGCGAAACAAGAATTCAAAGAGCAAACTGCTTTCGAAATAACTAGCGGCAAATTTCAACCACTTCCAACGGGCGACTATTGCCCCGAATGCCCACCACCACCACCGCCACCGATAAAGATTGATACCAACACATACACAAGCTGCTGTGAAGTATTTGATAATGATGGCAACCTACTCAGCCAATGTGTTTCCGTGAATGGAGATTGTAAAGAGTGTTTCGTGTGGTGTGCTGAAAACCAAGAATAAAAAGTGAGCTTTTTTGAGAGGTGCGCGGAAATAGTTGATTCGGCAATTTTTAAGATTAGCGAATTAAAGCCCTCAGAATGGTATGAGGAAAATATGGTGATGCCTCTTGGTAGTGCATTCCCTGGGAAGTTTAAATACGACCGCACACCATACGCCAGAGAAATTGTTGACTGTTGCGGCAAAGACCACCCAGCGAGGAAGGTGGCTATTATGAAAGGAGCGCAAATCGGAATATCAGCTGGTGTATTAACACCGATTGTCGGCTATATAATTTCAGAAGCTCCTGGGAATACCCTGTTTTTAACTGGCCACAGCGACCTCAGCGATGAGGCTATGACTAAACTAGACACGATGATTGATAATTGTGGAATCCGCGACATGATTAGACCAAGCACAATGAGGAGAAAAACCCAAAGAACGGGGGACACAAATAAAATAAAAGAATTCGCTGGCGGCAGCCTAATCAGTGGCTCGGCAACAAATCACAACCTACTTCGCCAAAGGGATATTCAATATGCCTTAGTCGATGATTATGATGCCGCAAAAAAAGCAAGTAAAAGTGCTGGTTCGACTGAAAAATTAATCCAACAAAGGACTGCCGCTTATGCTACCAAGTCGAAGATATTCTACGTCAGCACCCCTGAGTTAAAAGATGATAGTAACATTGAGCCAGCGTTTTTAGCTGGCGACCAAAGGTATTATCACATTCCCTGCCCGTGTTGCGGTGATTATATTGTTTGGCATTGGGAAATAAAAGCCAACTATGATGAAAAAGAAAAGGCTGGGATTACATGGAAGCTTGATTCTGCTGGAGAGTTAATATCAGACAGCGTTGGTTATGTATGCCAGGAGTGCGGAGGTTTTTTCAACGATAGCGATAAACAAGAGCTTTTGAATTTAGGAAAATGGGTTGCTACCTCAAACCCCAGCGAGCCAGATTACTATTCTTATCACATCAGCGCCCTATACGCCCCAGTCGGAATGTTTAACTGGGAATACTACGTGCGAGATTGGTTAACAGCAAACAAGGGCGGGGATATTGACCAAAAAAAGCTCCAAACGTTTAAAAATGTAGTTCTAGGGGAGACATATGAGGCTGAGCACGTTGAGTTAAAAGCAACCGAACTTCAGAAAAATCAAAGGGATTATCAAATTGGCGTAATACCAGAGAAACTCAGCATTCAAGACGGCAACGGAAAAATCGTGATGCTAACAATGGGGAGTGATTTGAACGGAACTGAAAATGACGCCAGATTTGACTATGAAATAGTCGCCTGGGCCGAATCAGGGGCCAGTTACTCGGTTAATCATGGGTCTGTTGGTACGTTTATCCCGCGAGAGGGTGATCGGGCCGCAGACCGCGAGAAATGGACATACAGATTTTATGTCGAGAAAAGCGTTTGGCCCAGTGTTGATGAAATAATGGAAAAAACATATTTAACCGACACGGGTCGAAAGATGAAAATCTTTATAGGCGCAATTGATGCTGGTTATATGAAGGAATTTGTTTATCCCTATGTTGACCGAAGTAATTTCCAGCTGTATTTGGTGAAGGGTGATGTAACGGCTAAATTCAATCGCTTGAGTGTTGATGCACCGTTTTTTAAACAATCAAGGGAGAAGTCAAATATGTTTATTTTGGAATCAAACCTAGTAAAAGACCACCTCGCTGGCGCAATGGGTCTAAAATGGGTTTCAGACCAAGATGTAAAGCAGCCGAGCGGATTCATGAATTTCCCAATGGGGGCAAAGGGTAAATATCAATTTAGTAATTTCTTTAGTCACTTTGAGGCAGAGAAAAGAGTTACAGAGTACAACACAGCTGGCGACCCAATTGGGGCGGGTTGGCGAAAGAAGAACACGGTTGTTCAAAACCACCTTTTTGACTGCAGGTGTTATAACATAGCAATAAAAGACATTCTGGTTTCAAAGATTTGCAAAGAGTTAAAAATAACCAGTCCGACATGGCAGGATTATGTCGCGGCTATGACTGGAAAACGTTAGAAAGGTTGAAATAATCTGGAACCTCCACAACTTTTCGCCCAGAAAAATATGTTATCCCTTTGTTTTCGCTTATAGAATAATTATTGTATTCGGATTTAAAAGTTCTTATTTGTTGAGGAGTCCAGCGCATAGAGGCGGCAGCATTCCTAAACTTATTATCTATATCTACCCGAATCATAGAGTAATGATGTAAAGCCACCTGTTTCAGAGTGAAAACATAGCTTTCTGCGTATGTATTAACTTGAACGGATGGATCTACCCGAACTGGGTAGTTTTGAACCCTGGAAATCACTGTTTCGGGCCGCAGCTTACATATAAACGGCATAAAATAAGCCTCAATCGGTATTAATTGCCAGGTTACCTGCTTGTAATATGTGAACATATTCGTGAACGTAACATCGAAACAACCCAACTCAGCTATTTTCTTTCCGTGTTGAAATTGTTTTAAATTATAGAAGTGGTCTGTAGCCGAGAATAAATAGTGGGAACACGATAGTTTTTTGGCGTAAGAAATCATCATTTGATGCTTGTTTCGCTCGTTTTGCTTAGTGCTGACGGCTAAATCTGGAGCGAATTCTATTACATGGTATTTGAAACCCTTAAAACGCTTTACAAAAGCTTCAACATCATTATTCACCTCGCCTTTATTTGAAACCCTTTGCCAGCATATAACGAAAGCATCTACCTCGATATAAATTTGGGCAATTGAAGGCTCTAATAACTCAAGGCCATTCCAAACGGTATAAAGAGCAGCAAGTTTCATTTATTATCCCGCAATGGCTCAACGCTCCACCCATGTTTTTCAAGTAAATCAATCAAGAGGCTTGATTGGCTAACTTTTAAAGGGAATCCCTGATAAATTATGTAAAATTTCGATAATATTTCTTCCACATCCGTTTCGTGTGCTGACTTATGTTCAGAACCTCCAAAAAGGTTTTCAAAAGCGTTGGCAAAGTCAAGGACTGCCATTTCATCGGTTGTTTTATTATTTTCAAGTTTTCTTGTTGCTGCTAACGTCATAGTTTTCTTTTGTTTTGTTGAATCGAATATACACACATTTTACATATGTGCAAGAAAAAGTGTAATTATTTTATACTCACAAGCAGATTACTTTAGTGGCCTTGCTGGATTTCCGACCAAAACACTATTATCTGGGACGGTTTTAACCACAACCGCCCCCATCCCGATTATTGAATCACGGCCCACAGTTATTCTGTTTCGAATAAGCGCCCCCAGCTTTAGTTTAACACCATTTAATATTTTTGCATAACCCCCAATGATAGACCCTGTGCTTATCTCGCAATTATTTGAAATCTCAGCGTTATGCCCAATGTGTGAGTGAGCCATGATTATATTCCCATTTCCTATTTTGGTTGAAGAGCCTTTTGTTTGTGGACGCTGGATGGTGACGTGTTCGCTTATAACGTTATCACTGCCAATTAACACCTCGCCCTCGAATTTATAGCACCCCCGAATCTCTCCATTGCCCCCGATAACTGAGTATGGCCCTATAATATTATTTTCACCCATCCGAACATTATCAAATATAATGGCTGTGGCGTGAATTTGGTTTGTATCGCTGAAACGATAAAACGGGTTATAAATATCTGTCGATTCCATGAATTCTCGTTTTTAGAAGGTTTGTGTCAATTGGGTTTCCAGTGTTTTCAAAAGGGGTTATGTTGAAATCTGTTTTTATGTCAACGCAAAACAAATCGAGTGCTTTTATATTAATGCCATGTGTTGAATGGTGTATTGAGCGCAATTTTAAATCCATACTTGAGTCGAGCCTGCAGTTTAAACGACCATTCCAGGGCGCGAAATTCAGGTCTTTAAGTAAATCAACGCTCAAGCATCTCCCGAGCCCGATTATTTTGTTTTTGCGACTGCCGTTGTACCCAGGCCAATAGACCAGCTCGTTTGTGGGTTGGTTGTATAGGTATGTATCAATAACACCGATTAGGCTGTATCCAACACCCATAAGATCAATCATCTTTGATAATAGTTTTTTACCGATGAAATCATCACTACCTAAACATAACACGAAATCGACTTCTTTATCTTCAAACCACTTAATTCCCTCATTCCATTTTGTCCCCAGCGGGTAGTTGTGGTTTTCAATATAGTTAAACCCACAAGATAATGCTAAATGTTTAGATTCGTTCTTTTCGCTACCAACGGCCAAAAAGATGAACTCGTAATCTGTGAATTCGTTGAATAAGAATTGCCAATGAGCTGCAAAAGCCTGGAATAGTTCGTGGCGCTTCCAGATAGCTGTTAAAATTCCGATACGTTTGATTTTTTTGCTTTGCATTGGCGCAATCATTTCAAGATGGCCCTGGTTTAAAAGCATCTCCGCGTGATTTGGGTGAAAATCGTTTTCACAAACTGTGTCTCCAGACTTGAAAACCTTTGTTTTCCCACCTACTGACAGGCTTTTGACTTTATAATTCATAGTATCTGAGATAAAAGTAAAGACTTTTTTCATCAAGGTGCTTCAATAAAAAGGCCCTCCCGTCCTTGTTTCGATAGCGCTCAAACTTGTCTTTGTGCATTCTGCCACCCAATTTCCCGACCCCGTGCTTCATGCCTATACATAAAGGATCCTCTGGTGTAAACGTGACGCCACCAATTTCCCGCCATATGTGAATGTCTGCATATGGGTCATGGTCTGCTGGCCATGTCATTTCGATATCACCCTTTACCAGTGTATTCATGGCGCTTGACCGTCTTTTGTGGTGCATCATCTCATAAATATGATGTCGAATGTGATAGTAATAAGTATATCGATGTCCTAATAAGCTGGGTCGCCCCTCTTCTTCCCATTTTTTAACCATTGTTTCGATATATTTTGGTGAGTACCAGTCATCGTTTTCTATTAAAAGCACGCAATCAAAGCCCTTATTCTTTAGTCTCTCAAATCCTATGCGATATCGGTACGTTATATCGCAGTAATCCGATAAGGGCTTGTCATTCACGAGCTCTATATGGTCTGGCTTCATTGTTTGCTCGCTGAGCATTCGAAGGCAGTTTTTCAAAAATATAGGGCGGTCATTTCTATCAGGTATTAAAACTGCGATTCTCATGGCCTTTTAATTTGTGCGGTTTGCTCGTATAAAAAACATTGAGCAAAGGTGGTTAAATTAATTTTGCGATACAACAAAAAGATAATTATGGCTAATAGTACGGCAGTCGGAACTGAAAGAATAAGTCGAGTAGTCGGCTATAAGTTAAAAAAGGGGTCTTTTCAAGAATCAAGCCCTAATTTACCTCAGAACGTTGCTTTAATTGGTGAAGCCAATAACGCAAATCAAGCTGGGTTAGATACAACGCCAGTTCAAATAACATCCGCGCAGCAAGCAGGGACGCTTTACGGCTTTGGCTCGCCCCTATATTTAGCGGCCCGAATTTTGTTTCCTATAAGCGGAAGCGGAATTGGAGGAATCCCTGTTTGGGCCTACCCACAAGCGGAGGCCGCTGGTGCTGCAGCAAAGGTTTACGAGGTTACTCCGACTGGGGTTGCTACTGGAAACGGAACACACACAGTTGTGATTGCTGGCCGATATGCTTTAGATGGCGAGAGTTATGCTATAAATATTGAGTCGGGGGATACGACAGCTGAGATAACCGCTAAAATTGAAGACGCTGTTAACGCGGTGCTGGGATGCCCGTTTGATTCCGCTTCAACTGATTACGAGGCTACTTTGACAAGTAAATGGAAGGGTCTAACAGCAGAGGATTTGGTTGTTACAGTTGACACTGGTGGAAGTGATTTAGGTATTACATACGCTGTAACATCAACTGCGAGTGGCTCTGGAACCCCCAGTATTGCGACTGCTTTGGCAGCGTTTGGCTCAACATGGCACACAATTGTCCTTAACACATACGGGGCTGTTTCAACTATTATGGATTCGCTTGAAGCGACTAACGGTGTTCCCGACCCAGATAACCCAAC